TGAAGATACAGCACTGAAGATTATTGTGGCAGTTTACTTCTTTACCATCTCTTTTATTGTCTTCTATGGTATTGATATTGTCCTTCAACATCTAACACAAGATAATATCAACTGGACTAAATATATCAGTTCTGCATTTTCTCATGCTATAATGACTGCGATAGGAGCAGTTTTTGGTTGGGAAACATGTAAGGATTGGTACGAAGGAGATCACTAATGGAAAAAGAAAATATCGGTTGGATTTGTCCCAGATGTGGTTCTGTAAACTCACCACAAAAAGATAAATGTCAGTGTGTCAAAACAGAAGATACAGAGAAAGATACTCGTCAACTATTGGTGGAATAACATGGAAATGATCAACTGCTGGTTGCTTAAAAACAATACGAAGTTGCCGATTATCTTAGAAATCGTTGCTTTACTTGGTTTGCTGACAATTCATAGAGTAGCAACATGACAGCATTGGTGATAGGACTATTTGTCACACTATCAGTTTTTGTATTGACTATCGTGTTTTTATCGTCTATATTGGTGCTAGGATTTAGCAATGGAGAACCCAATGAAAGAACTGTTAGAGCAAGTAGAAATTGCAAGCAAAATCCATCCTGATTTGTCTCTAGTAGACTTGATTAACTATGTTTGTGTAAATAAATATCCATCAAGAGATTATTATCATGATGCTTTGGATCATAGTAGCAAAAGTCCAAAGTGGGCACTAACAAACTATGACATTCTACAAGCATTCAAACAACATAACAAGTTGAGGCAGAATGATAGACAAACAGCAGATAGTTGATTTACTGGTTGAAGCAGAAATGGAATTCTTTTCTTACGAACCACAATCTCCAACCAGAAGAGATTTGATGATATCTATTACCAGATACAATGCTATTGCTGATAAAATCTATGATTATCTTCAAAGTGAGGTAGAAATAGCAAGACAACAAGGATTTGATTCTGCATTTTATACATGGAACAAAGATAGTGCAGAGTTCTACAAATGAGTGCAGATGATTGTATTGCTATTCTAGAAACATCAGTTTATCCAAAATGGAATGTTAGAGAGTATAGAGTTGAACATTGTCAAGCAATAGACAATATTGGAATTTCTCCATACTATGTCTTTTTATATTTCAATAAAGCAGAAACTTTTGATACTCTTGCTGATGCTTTAAGATATGCAAGACAACTAGATTCCATGGTGGGTCCAACAGAATATGGAATACTAAGAATTATGAAATATAAACAGTTTATGTGGGAAGAACTACAAGGAATGGCAGAAAGAAAGGTGAGATGATGTTTTCAATTTATACTCGTGATGGTTGTTCGTTTTGTGAAAAGGCAAAGAAACTTTTGAACCAAAACAATCTTCAATATACTGAATATTCAATCGGCAAAAATATTCTGCGTGAAGAGGTTCTGGAAAAGTTTCCTGGAGTGAAAATGCTACCTATAGTTGTGAGTGTAGATGGAACACTACTTGGTGGATATGAAGACCTTGTAGTTCATCTACAACAATAAACCACTTGACAAGTGATTTGGTGTGTGGTATAGTATGAACATAATGATGAAAAGGAGAACTTAATGTTCAACCGTGAAGAACTGCTCTCTGCACTGCGTGATGGAACTGTCAATCTTACCTTTACAAAGAAAGATGGTACTATCCGTGATATGCGGTGTACACTTCGTGAAGCAATGATTCCTACGGAAGCAATGCCCACAGGTGAGAGTAAGAAAAAGAAGAACGATGATGTAATCTCTGTCTTTGATCTTGACAAGGATGATTGGCGTTCTTTCCGTGTGGACTCTGTAACTGCTTACGCATCAGAGTAACACATTATCAGACCGTGGGAGAAATCTCACGGTCTTTTTTTATATCGGCAATAGAATATTGCTATCTGGAGAAATGAAATGAGTGTTATTAGACTATTTACTGAAGAAGTGTTTACTACAGATTCACAAGAATATGAAGTTCTGGTCAATGCTGTAAATCAAATACGAGGAGTTCCTGGTGCCGTTGTGGAGATTGGTACCCGTCGTGGTGGTTCTGCCAAGATGATCATAGATACTCTTGCAAACAACGGAGATACTAATCGTTCTATGTTCTGCATTGATCCATATGGAAACATTGAGATTGAATGCACAAATCTGAATATGGCAGTTCATTATCCAGGAACACAGATTGATGGTGATCCACAATCCAAAGAACTAACTTCTCCTCACAGATTTGATTATACAAATGATATGAGAAACAGAACAATTCCATCTTTGTATTATTGTGCATATCAAGCAGGGTTGAACTTTACATTTTTCTGTCTTGAAGATAGTGAGTTCTTCAAACGATATGGTGATGGTGTTCCTGTTTATGATCAATACAAGAAGATTGAAGACAAGTATGCATTTGTATTCTTTGATGGACCACACACAAACGAAGCAATAGAAATGGAGTTAGATTTCTTCTTAGAAAGAACTGTGCCAGGGTCAGTTTTTGTTTTTGATGATTTGTGGATGGCAGACCACGACACTATCGTTGAAGAACGAATATTTAAACTTGGGTGGAAAACCCTAGAAAGAAAGAATATCAAGGCATCTTATCAGAGGATAAAATGATTATAGGATTTACTTGTGGAGCATTTGACCTGTTACATCCAGGTCATCTTGCTCTATTCAAACAAGCAAGACAACAATGCGGCAAACTAATAGTTGGTCTGCACACAAATCCAAAGATTGATAGACCATATAAAAATGTTCCTATTCAAACCGTGTATGAACGATATACACAGTTGATGGCATGCCAAGATGTTGATCATGTGATACCATATGACACAGAGAAAGACCTAGAAAATCTATTGGCAACAGAAACTATTCATGTTAGATTTCTAGGAGAAGAGTATCTAGGACAAAAGATCACAGCACAACAAATCTGTGAAGAAAGAAACATCAAAATTGTTTTTTTGAATCGCAAGCATAATTATAGTTCAACTGAATTGAGAGAAAGAATTAAAAATGCACTGTAATGATTATTTCAATGAAGTTTCATATATTGTAGAAAATATTAACCGTGAAAAAATTGAAGAACTGGCAGATCGTCTTTCTTGGTTAGAAGGACGACTATTCATCCTTGGAATTGGTGGTTCTGCTGGTAATGCTTCACATATGGTCAATGATATTCGTAAACTGTGTAAGATTGAAGCATATGCACCAACAGATAATGTATCAGAACTGACTGCTAGAACTAATGACGAAGGATTTGATACAGTATTTGTTGAGTATCTAAAGATATCAAACTTCTGTCATAAAGATGCTTTGTTCATTCTATCTGTAGGTGGTGGTAATGAAGAAAAGAATGTTTCTGTTAATTTGATTAAAGCAATTCAATATGCAAATCAAAAATCAGGTCAGGTATTTGGTATTGTAGGTAAGGAAGATGGTTATACAGCACAATACGGTGATGTTGTGGTAGTTGTTCCAGTAGCAAATCCTGATAGAATAACACCTCATTCAGAAGCATTCCAATCTGTAATCTGGCACTGTTTGGTCAGTCATCCAAAGTTGCAAAAGAACAACACAAAATGGTAAAATGTGTCTTTTATGATCGTGATGGTATATTGAATGCCCTTGTGAAAAGAGAAACACAAGAAACTGCTCCTTGGTCTTTCAAGGAGTTTTCTTTATTTGAATATGCCAAACAAGTCACTATGTTGACTCAAAGATACGGATATATGAATATTGTTGTTTCAAATCAACCAGATTTGAATGATGGTTTGTTGTCAGAACAAGACCTTAAACAAATAGATGAATGCATCTATGATAACTTGTCAATTGATTTGATTGCATATGGTCTGGATAGAAAATCAAAGTTCTACAAACCGAATAATGGTCTGGTAGAACTGCTAATAAATACCTATAACATAGACCGTACTAACAGTTTTTTTGTTGGTGATCAGTGGAAAGATATAGTATGTGGTAATGAAAGTAAGTTGAATACTATATTTGTTGGTGAGAAATATACTTGTCCTATGCAGCATTTTCATACAAAACCAACTTATTGTGTTGAAAATGTATTGCATGCAGGATTGATTATCAAAATGATTGAGGAACATAATGATTAAACTATTTACAGATACTGCCGATTATGATAGCATCAAAAAGGCATCAGAAGACAAGTCGATTACTGGATTTACAACAAATCCAACTCTAATGAAACAGGCAGGAATCACTGACTATGTTTCTTTCTCCAGACTTATTATTGCACATCTAGCAAGAACAAGACCAGATACTTGTCTATCCCTAGAAGTATTTGCTGATGATCATGATGAAATGTATCGTCAAGCAACTATTATTGCTGGTTGGGGAAACATTGATGATTATCCAGTCTATGTCAAAATACCAATCATGAATACCAAGGGTGAATATAATTATGGTTTGATTCGTGAACTGGTATTGAATAATGTCAAAGTCAATGTAACAGCACTATTCACATATGAACAAATTACCAAAACGATTGATATATTAGACCGAAATGTTCCCACGATTCTCTCTGTGTTTGCTGGAAGAATTGCTGATGCAGGAACTGATCCATGCAGGATTATTACTGATTCAATTGAATATCTGAATACTACTGGTGGTAAGGGTAATGTACAATTTCTTTGGGCATCGTCCAGAGAAGCATATAACTACAAGCAAGCAGAACAGTGTGGGTGTGATATCATTACTATGACACCTGATCTGATTAAGAAGGTAAAGGGATTTGGTAAAGACCTAGAACAGTTCTCATTAGAGACTGTACAAATGTTCTATAATGATGCAACAGCAAGTGGATTTAAACTATGATGGGATTTGAAGAAAACGATATATCAAAGAATGCAAATGGTGGAACAGAAATTGCTAAACGAAAGTTGGCACAGATCATTGATCCACAACTACTAGAAAACTTTCAGATCATCTCTTCCAGAATTAGAGAAATGAATTGGGAAAAGATTCGTATATTCTGGGGACATGATTTGGCATTTGATCCTGAATCAGCAAAGTTTAGAGATGATTCATTCAAGGATACATTCCATAAGTTTGTGTTTATTTCAAACTGGCAATACTATCAGTACCAGTTGGTGCATGGATTTCCTTATAATGATAAGTCTATTGTCCTGGAATCTGGTTTAGAACCAGCACCCAAGGATGTATTTGAACAAAAGAAGTCAGATACAATCAGATTGGTTTATACATCTACACCACAAAGAGGACTAGAAATTCTAGTTCCTGTATTTGAACAACTAGCACAAATCCATGATAACATTCATTTGGATGTGTTTTCTTCGTTCAAGATTTATGGTTGGGATGATGCTGATAAGCAATTTGAACCATTGTATGATAAAATCAGAAACCATCCCAAGATGACCTATCATGGGTTTGTGTCCAATCAACAACTAAAGGATCATTTGAATAGTTGCCACATTTTTGCTTATCCATGTATTTGGTTAGAAACATCTTGCAGAGCAATGCTAGAATCGATGTCTGCTGGTCTTGTCTGTGTTCATCCAAACTATGGAGCACTGGCAGAAACATCAGGTGGGTTGAATGTGATGTATCATGGTGATTCTACTGATATTCAAAAGCATGCAAACATCTTTGCCAATCATTTGAATTCAGCAATCAATATGGTCAAGGACAACAATCATACAAACATGATTAGGTTCAATAAGGCATTCGTTGATTCCAGATATCATATTGATAGAATTAAGTCACAATGGGAATTGATGTTGAATAATCTTTTGGAACAATATCCAACAATTGAATCCCGTGGTAAACCAGAACCAGTGTTTCATTATAAGGTTTGATTATGATAGTCTCAAAAACACCCCTGCGCATTAGTTTTTTCTCGGGAGGATCAGACCTCCCTGCTTTTTATAAGCAAGAAATGGGTGCAGCATTATCTGTAACTATAGACAAATTCATTTATGTTTGTGTTCGTAGAACACCAAATATTGGCATCAAGACAATGTTTGATTCTGTTGAACAAGTAAATGATATCAATGAAATGCAAGAAGGTATTGTTAAGGAAACTCTCAAATATCACAAGATGTCTGGTGGTATTACCATTGCATCAATTTCAGATATTCTATCTCGTGGGTCTGGATTAGGTTCATCATCTGCTTTTACTGTTGGATTGATTAGAGCAATATCTTCACTAAAGAGGATTGAAGAAACTGGAAAAAATGAATGGCAACTAAGACCTGAAACTTTGGCAGAACATGCTTGTAATATTGAAATGTCTTTATTTCCAGTTGGAAAGCAAGATCAGTATGCTGCTGCTTATGGTGGGTGTAATCTATTTGAATTCTATGATTTTGGTTATGTGAAAGTTACTGGTATTGAGATTGATGTTATTGAAAAACTACAAAGCAATCTTATGCTTGTTTATTCTGGTAAAGGAAGATCGGCAAATCAAATCCTTCAAAAACAACAAAATGCTATGGCAGATAAGAACAAATTCAATCTTGTAAAAGCAAGTAGAGATAAAGCATATTTAGGATTCAAACTGCTGATGGATCAAGACTTTGATTCATTTGGTGCTTTGTTGCATGATGCTTGGATGGATAAAAAATCTGTTGTTCAAGAAATAACACAAGACTATTTTGATGTTATATACAATAAAGCATTGTCTGCTGGTGCTCTTGGTGGAAAGTTGTTAGGAGCAGGTGGTGGTGGATTTTTCATGTTCTATGTTCCTTTAGAGAAACAAGAAAATGTCCGTGCTGAATTGACAAAAAACACAGAATGCAAAGTATATGACTTCAACTTTTATAATAAAGGCAGCACCATAGAACTGCCTTGACACTTTTTGTCATGTGTGTTAGTGTGACTAACAATTCAACATAGGAAATAAAATGTCAGACAATATCATAAGATTCCCCATTCAAAAAATAAATTCAGACCCACCTACAGTAGAAGAAATCAAAGAAAATCTACTGACACAAAAAGAAGAACAGATTGAAGAAGTATCAGAAATACTTGCCAACATGCTATTGGAGCAAATATCAACTGCAGGGTTTTTGGTTACTGGTGATGAAAAAACAGTAAAAGAACTTTGCTTTTGTATGGAAGCACTAAAAGCATTGATGTGCAAGTATTATGATATAGAACATCCATTTCATGCATTTGCTGATGCTTGTTTTCAGCAAGTGGATGAAGACAGAATTGCCTTTATTGCTCCTATCTTCAAAGAGAAACTGGAAAACAAAGAAGAACCAAATGATAATCCTTGATCTGAACAATGTTCTGTTTTCTGCCGTTCTTAAAGATTTGAATAAGACATCAGACATCAATATGGATTTGTTTCGGCATATTGCCCTTAACTCTATTCGTGCTTTGAATGCTAAGTTCAAAGCAGAGTATGGAGAAATGGTGTTTGCCGTTGATTCCTTCAACTACTGGAGGAAATCTCAATTCCCATACTACAAGGCATCAAGAAAGAAAGCACGGGAGAAATCAGAACTAAATTGGAATAGAATCTTTGAATGTCTTGACTCAATCAAGAAAGACCTTCAAGAAGTATTTCCATATAAATATATTCGTGTTGACACTGCTGAAGCAGATGATATAATTGCTGTGGCATGTAAATACACTAGTACAAAAGTATTAATCATTTCTACAGATAAAGATTATCTACAATTGCAAACAAACAACCTTGTTAAACAATATGATCCAGTGAAGATGACTATGGTAAAAACAGATGATCCAAAGTCATATCTGTTAGAACACATCATTCGTGGAGATTCAAATGATGGTGTTCCAAACATTGCCTCACCAGACAACTGTTTTGTCATCGGTCAAAGACAAAGCAGAATCACTTCCAAGATGTTGGATACATATAAAAACATTGAAAATCAACCAGAGCATTCTCTATATAGAAACTATATGAGAAATAAGATGCTTATTGATCTAACTCAGATTCCTTCAGAGATTGAACAACAGATCATCTTTGAATTGAATAAAGAGAATATCAAGAACAGAAGTAAGATATTTAACTATTTGGTGAAAAACAGAATGAGCAATTTGCTAGAAAACATTAACGATTTTTGAGGAAACTATGAGACTATCCATATCAGAGATTTTAGAAAAATCCCAAGAGTTTAAAACCAGAAAAGAAAAAGTTGATTGGTTGAAATACAATGATTCACCAGCACTTAGAATGATAATCAAGTATGCTTGGGATGAAAACATCAAATTCTTGTTGCCAAAAGGTCCAGCACCATATACACCTATGCCTACCAATGAAGGGCAAGGAATGCTGTATCATGAGGCACGGAAACTCTACTTATTTGTTGAAGGAGGAAATCCAAATCTGAAACAACTAAGAAGAGAACAACTTTTCGTTCAATTACTAGAAAGCATTGATCCAAAAGATGCGGAACTAGTAATTAATGTAAAAGATAAGAAACTACCATACAAAGGACTAGACAGAAAACTAATTAAGGAGGCATTTGAGAACTTACTATGAGCAAATCACGTAATCAAAAATGGTATGACTACGAAGAAGACGATTACTCAGATAAAAAGAAAAGGTCTAAAGACATTGATCGTAGAAAGCAAAAACGAATCAAGAATGCTCTTAGGACTAAAGACATCAATGCTTTACAGCAGGATGATTGATAGTGCCGTCCTATAAGTTTCTTAATAAGAAAACAAGTGAGGAGATGGATGTGTTTATGTCCATCTCTGAACGAGATAAGTTTTTACAAGAAAATCCACATATGGAACAACTTGTAAATGGTGCTCCTGCTATTGGTTACTCTACTCTTACCAAAAAACCTGATAGTGGATTCAGAGACGTTCTTTCAGAAATAAAAAAGAAACATCGGAGATCAAACATCAACACATGGTAGGCAATTTTGCAAGATAAAAAACTAACGAAAAAAGAAAGAAGACTACTTAGAGCACAAGGCATCACTGTAAATAATGTGATGAACCTAACAGACATAAATCCTAAAACGATGAATCAGAAGAAAGCATTTGATTCATTCCGAAAACACAAAAACTTATTTTTTCATGGAACACCAGGAACAGGTAAAACATTTGTTGGTTTATATCTTGCGTTAAACGAAGTCTTGAATCATGAAGAACAAGATAAGGTAATCGTTGTTCGTTCTGTTGTTCCATCAAGAGATATTGGTTTCCTGCCTGGAAATCAAAAAGAAAAAGCAAGATTATATGAAACCCCATATCAACTGATTTGCACCGAACTGTTCAATCGTGGTGATGCGTACGAAATTCTCAAACAGAAAAATCAAATAGAATTCCTC